ACTAATAGAAAACGATTGGTTAGACGATTTAAAGTATATATGTGCACCAACCGAATACCATGAAAAAAGAACTACAGTCAAATTTATATGTGACAGAGGTGTAAGTCATGAATTCGTTAGACATCGTGTATTTAGTTTTGCTCAAGAGTCTACTAGATATTGTAACTATAGTAAGGATAAATTTAACAATGAACTTACTTATATTTGCCCTTCGTGGTTAGACTATAAAGAAATGCTTAATTTAGTAGACGATTCTAATATAGATAATAAGATATTGTATAATAGAGGGCATGATTTATCGTTATCTGATGACGAAAGAGCTAAAAACAGTTTTATATTTGACATGTCCAACTATGAACATGGTTATTTGTTTCAAATTTCATGCGGATGGAAACCTCAAGAAGCTAGAAGTGTACTACCAAATTCTTTAAAAACAGAGTTAATAATGACTGGATTTGATTCAGATTGGGATCGATTCCTTAATTTAAGATGTGCTACCAATGCTCATCCAGATGCTAGAAAATTAGCTTTAGAACTACAGAATTTATGGAAGATTTAATACGTAGATATTTTACTCCAATATACCAATTTAAATGGGTAAAGGCAACTGTTAGACAGGATACATTAAATGAATTAGATATATTAATTAAGATGTATATACTATCTATAAACAATGTATTTGGTTTGTATGGTAATCAATCTAATAACAATAAGTAAATATGGAACAAATCATAAAGGAAAGTAAGAAGAATGATTTTAAAGATCATAAACTTAGATGGGATCTATTACCTTTGTTAGAAATAGAAGATATCGTTAAAATATATACAGCAGGGGCTGATAAATATGGTGAGAATACCTGGCAACATTTAAACAATGGTTATAATCGTTATAAAGCAGCTATGTTAAGGCATCTTATGGAGTATGAAAAAGGAAATGAATTTGATGATGAAACAAAGTGTAGACACTTGGCTGCCGTAGCATGGAATGCCATAGCAATGTTATATATATCAAAGGATCATCCAGTATTAACACGTAGTTCTGAAGAAATAAATAATAAAATAAAACAACTAGACTAGTTAATATCTAATAAAATAGATAACTGTACTAAACTATTAGACAGTATGATTCTAGAAAAAGATAAACATAATAATTAAACAAAATAAAAATATGAATGAATATATTAAAAGTGGAAATTTAGATTTAATAAATGTAAATTTTAAAGAAAAAACAGCGGATGCATTGCCAAATATAAGTATATATAGAAATATAGAGGCTATATGGATAATTCCAGAAGATGGTAAATTGAAAGACGGAACTAAAGTTAAAAAAGACGATATTGTATTTTTATTAATATCACGTGATATAAACGGTCAACCTACATATAAATATCATATCCTAAAAGATAAGTTGGTGATCGAACATTTTTTAACTAATAGAATAAACGATACTAAATTAAGAGAATTACCCACAGTTAATATAGAATGCGATAATGGATAATATAAAATTTACTAAAAAGAACTATTTTAAAGACGTAAAAGATAGTGATGATACACAAAAGGTTGAATTCTCTCAAGGAATATTACCAACAAGAGCACATAACAATGACGCAGGATTAGATTTATATAGTACTAGAATTACGCAAGAAACAGATAATAGTGGAAAGATGATATTAGTTTATCATACGGATATAGCTGTAGAAATACCTACTGGTTATGTTGGGTTACTATTTATGAAATCATCTGTTAGTCGTAGATCACTAGATTTAACTAATGCTGTTGGTGTTATAGATTCTGATTATCGTGGGGAAGTTTAAAGTAAATACTGATGCTATACCTACTATATATCAATCAGGAGAAGCATTTGCACAGTTATTGATAGTACCTATAGTTACTCCAATACCAGAGTTTGTAGATGAACTTACTACTACAGATAGAGACGAAGGAGGATTTGGTTCAACAACAGATAATACTAAAGATGAATCTATTTGATATAGTTGCAGGATAGGTAAAGATACATCCAGATTTATTGGCAATCCCATGTTTTAAATAGCTATGGGATGCTGATAAAACTAATAGTAAGGAAAAAGCTAATAAGTACATTCAATATGTGATACTTAAGAATTATCATCAATCACCGTATGTACTATCTATGGTACAAAAGGATATAGAACCTAGATTAAAACTAGAAATGTTTGGCGATAAAGATTACAAACTACCTGTAGAGGTCATTAGTTGCGAATAGGACTATAAAGGATTCTTATACACTAGAACATTAAGAATGTTAGATAATATGCGTAAGAAGATAGATAGTATTAGTAATTATTACGAAGAATCTTTAGACGAAGAATTAGATGAGAAAAAAATAAAGGATCTATTAGCTGGAATGGAGAAGGTTAAAGGTACCTATCAGACGTTAGATTACTTGGATAAAGCTGTTAAGACAGAAGAATTAAATAATTCTAAGATACGTGGAGGTAGTGAGATGAATCCGTACGAATTACCTAAATAATGTTACACTACCACACCAAATAATAACACTATACGAACTAATACGTTATAATGAATATTTTAATAATATAAAAAACAAACAAACATGAACAATACTACTACTAAAAAGAATAAAAAGAAATTTATTACAGTTAAGAAACCAGATTTAATTATAGATCTTTCTCCAGTGTTTAGAGGTGAAGATACGATGGAAAATGTAATTAAGTCATTCAACAAAGATATTAATTTAATTACAGCTACCGTAAAGGAGGCTGTTGATGAAGAAATGACAAATATATCTACAACAACTAGTACTAAATGGACTAAAATTAAGAAATGGTTTAAAAACATATTATCTTAATAAACGTCACTGAGGATTGACGTTAAAATCCTCATTTTGCCCTATGTTGTAACGATAGCAAAAGGAGCTCTCAAAAAGTTTGATGCTTAATCGAATGTTAAGAATATGATAAATAAAATATACGAACTTACAGACGAACAGTTTGTAGAAATGTTAAAAAATAGTGCAACAATATCTGAAGTTTTATTCAAATTAGGATATACAATAAAAGGAAATTCTTGGGGTTACTCTCAGATAAGACAAAGAATGACAGATCTAAATTTAGATTATAATATATTTAAAGGTAAAACTGCTATTTTAGCTTATCCATCAAAAAAAGAAATATCACTCAATGTGATGTTAAAAGATAATTGTAAACATTCAAGATATATACTTAGAAGATGTATATTAAAGCATAACTTATTAGAGTATAAGTGTGCTATTTGTGGAATCAGTAAGTGGAATAATAAAACTATAAGTTTAGAAATAGACCACATTAATGGTAAAAACAATGATAACCGAATAGAAAATTTAAGATTTTTGTGTCCTAATTGTCATAGCCAGACTACTACTTATGGTAGTAGAAATAGTAAATTAACTGAATCTAGATACGATATTTCTGAAGAATTACGAGAATTAGTTTATACTACTTATGAAAAGTATAAAAATGTAAAAACTGTTTCAAGTATATTAGGAATAAAAAGAAATGTAGTTACAAAGATAGTTAATGAATCTGGACAAAAACATTCTAATCAAAAATATGTAATACGATACGATTCTAATGGTAAAGAGATAAAAAGATATGGAAGTTTAGTTGAAACTGCAAAGGATCTTATATCTAATGAAGAGGTTAAAACTAAAAGAGTTAAAACCTGTACTAGAACAATCGTATACAATAAAGATAATTTTTGGTTAAATAGTTATTGGACTGTGTTGGATGGTTGTGGGATAAGTAATAATCCACAATTAGAATCTTCTCTAATTGACTCGGAAGATAGTAATATTGACGAGGCGCAAGTGAAAACAGCGTGAACGACTAAACGAGAAGACTGATCTTAGGATTGGATGCAATAGTCTACAAAAAGAACCTCCTGAGTCTGGGTTTGAGTCCTAGTGGGGCGACCAATTTTTTAAATATATATAGATATGTACACATTAAGAATAATAGAAGATACAAGAGAAGAAGGTGACGTTCGTTTTGATCAAGTTATAGAAAACTTTGAATTAGGAACTTCATACTCTGTAATCAAAAAGGGTATAAAAGAGTTTGATAATATTTTAAATGACATGTATCCTAACGAAGATACTGAGAATATACGTTGTTTGATTTGTGCTGGAAACGGTGATGTTTTTTTCATATATAAGAATAATGACAATGAATTATATTCGTATTTCATTATGACCGAAAGCGGAAAAACCTTTGAAAAACTGTAATATAAATCTAAGTTATAGGAGTTATGGTTTGCATAAATATAACTCCTATTATACTTAGAAACAAAGAAATAGAGATGATAGATTTTAATAAATAGATCAAAAATAGCGATAAATTTAGAGTTGCCTGCCTTAGATATTAGAAGACAGGCTCTTTTTGTTAGTATCCGAAAGGTAGTACTGAGTATTATAAATTCTGGGATGAAGAGACTCATAAATGTATTGATGGTTATACAGCAGATGATGGAGATTACATATCTGGGTATAACTATTTTTATTTAAACTACTGTCCTATTATACGTATTGTATATTAGGATAAACCAGAACATAAGAAAACGAAAGGTAAATAGGCGCCACGTATAAAGTTTTTTCCAGACTTCTATGATTATGATTATTATTTTTATTCAGCTGTATAGGAGGCTGAAGAATAGGGTAAACATTTATGTATATTAAAATCTAGACGTAAAGGTTATTCTTATAAATGCGCATCAATGTTAGTACGTAATTATTACTTTTTTCCAAATAGTAAATCATATGCATATGTTAGTAATAAGTAGTATTTAACGGAAGATGGTATTCTAACAAAGGCTTGGGAGTATATGGACTTTATAGATAAGGAGACTGCTTGGGGTAAGAAACGTCAAGTATCTAATACATCTACTCATCGTAAAGCTTCAATGTTGGTTACAGATGAATTTGGTAATAAAATAGAAGCTGGTTATAAGTCTGAGATAATAGGTGTTTCTTTAAAAGACAATCCTGGTGCTGCCAGAGGTAAAGCTGGTAAACTTATTGTATTTGAAGAAGCTGGTTCATTTTCTGAATTAGCTGCTGCATGGAACGTAGCAAGACCTTCTGTAGAATAGGATGGTATTGCGTTTGGTTTAATGATAATGTTTGGTACTGGTGGTGATCCAGATTCATAGTTTTCTACATTAAAAGATGCATTTTATAATCCTGTTGGTTATAACTGTTTAGGTTTTGATAATATTTGGGATGAGGCTCCTGGTAATAAACAGTGTGGTTTCTTTATACCATAGTATACAAACTTAGACATACGAGATCAGATTGGGAGTCGTATATATATGGATAATGATGGTAATACTTTACGTAAGAAGTCACTAGACTATATTTTAACACTACGTAAGGAGGTATTAGAAAATGCAACCAGTTCATCAGCTGTAGATAGATACGTCGCAGAACACGCTATAACGCCTTAGGAGGCGTGTTTAGATTTCAACGGTAACATATTTCCTAAAAAGGAATTATAGTCTTAGTTATCAGCAATACGTACTAGTAAGATATTATAGAATTGTAAATAGATTGGTGATTTAACTTTTGATTCTAATGGTAAACTACAATGGTTACCAAAGAAAACTGGTGATGTAACTCGTTATCCTTTAAATAAAGATGATGACCCAACTGGGTCTATCGTAATATGGGAACATCCTGAAGAAAACACATCCGCTGGTTTATACATAATAGGTATTGACCCATATGATCATGATTAGTCTGGTACTAACTCATTGGGTTCAGCAATAGTATATAAGCGATTTCAGAACTTTAATTCAGCATATAGTGAAGCTATAGTTGCTGAATATACTGGTAGACCTTAGACTGCTGAAGACTTTTATGAAAACTGTCGTAAATTAGCTTTATATTTTAATGCTCGTATAATGTATGAGAATGAACGTAAAGGTTTATTCCCCTATTTTACAGCAAAACATAGTGATTACTTATTGGCTGATCAACCTGAAATTATTAATGATATTGTTAGTAATTCTAAAGTTCAACGTCGTAAAGGATGTCATATTAGTGCTCCAATTAAACGATGGGGAGAAGGTATGATTAAAGATTGGCTTAATGAAGAATACTTAGAAGGTAAAAAGAACTTAACTAAAATACTATCAGAGCCGCTATTAGAGGAACTTATAAGCTATAATGACACAGGTAACTTTGATAGAGTGTGCGCGTTGATATAGGTTATGATTTACAAAGAACAACTACACAATGTTGTTGTTAAAAAAAGTACTGAAGAAAATAAAAAAAGAGTATTGTTTGATGGTCCTATTTTTGACTAGAACTGGTATAATGACGATTATCCAGAAATATCAAATGATCTCCCAACGTATACGTTTTAATTATGAAAAATATTAATACATTCCCTTCATAGAAATTACCGATGTCTAAAAAGAATCAAGCTTGGAAAGAAGCTTGTGTCGACTATATTACAAATAATAGTTTAACTTAGTCAGGTAATAATGGTAGAACTAGACAAGAAGAAATGTAGACATACTATGATTTATATAATAGTATATATAATGAAAAAGATTTAAAGTATGTTACTAATCCGTTTAAATAGAAAGACGGATTTCCTGCAATAGCGCAAGACCATAATATCGTTAAACCCAAAGTAGATTTAATCTTAGGGGAAGAAGCAAATAAACCATTTACATTTAAAGTATGTAGAACTAGTGATATTGCTGCTAGTTAGATGTAGGATCGAGCAAAATAGATGCTGGATTAGTATGTAATGGCACTCATATAGTCTAAACTTGATCCATAGAACCAATAGAAATTTTAGGAAGGTTTAGAATCTGGAGAAATTCAAACTCCAGAGCAAATTGCTAAATACATGACTTAGGACAATAAAGATATTGCTGAGTCTACTGCATATCATGCATTATAGTATTTGACTAAAAAATTAAATATACCACACGAGTTCTTTAAAGGATTTAAAGACGCTTTGATTAGTGGAGAAGAAATATATTACATCGGAATTAGAAACGGTAATCCGTGTGTTGACCGTATAAATCCTATGTTTTTTACTTATGAAACATCATCAGATTTAGAATTTATTAAAGATGCTGATTGGTGTTGTTATAAGATGAATCTATCTGCAACAGAAATATATGATAGATTCTATGACAAGATGGAGGAGAAAGATTTAAATGAATTATTAGAAATTATAGAAGATAGATCGGGTGCTGGTTCGGATATACCCATTAAGAAAAGCAATTTAGATTATCCGAGTTACAAGTTTAGGAATATTAATACTTATGACGGGAGCCTTTTCGACGTTAACCATATTGACGTTTGGCACTGTTGTTGGAGATCTTTTAAGAAGATTGGTTTCGTAACATTTTTTAATTAGGAAACACAACAACCAGAAGAAATATAGGTAGACGAAAACTATGTGGAAACAGGTAAAGAAATAAATATAGAATGGAGATGGATAATTGAAGTTTGGGAAGGTTATAGAATAGGTGACGAAATGTATATTGGTATACAACCATTAGATTATTAGCATGTATCTAGTGAAAATATAAATTCTCAATGTTTACCATATACTGGTGCAATATATAACAATACTAATACACAATCTAAGTCTTTAGTTAGTATGATGAAACCTCTATAGTATATGTATATTGTAGTATGGTATAGATTGGAATTAGCATTAGCTAGAGATAAGGGTAAAGTATTAAATATGGATATTACGTAGATACCTAAATCTATGAATATGGATGTTAATAAATGGATGCACTATTTATCAGCATTGGGTGTTAATTTTATAAATCCTTATGAAGAAGGATGGGATATTCCTGGTAGAGATGGTTCACATCCATCACCATTTAATTAGATAGGTGCTGTAGACTTAACTACATCTAATGTAGTTATACAGTATATTAATCTAATGAATAAGATAGAAGATATGGTCTCTGAGATAACAGGAGTTACTAAACAAAGAGAAGGGTCTATTCAGTCTAGTGAATTAGTTGGTAATGTAGAAAGATCTGTTACACAATCTGCGCATATAACAGAAGCATGGTTTTGGGTACATGACCAAGTAAAGAAGTAGGTATTGACTATGTTACTTAATACAGCTAAATCGGCTTGGAGAGATTCAGATAAAAAAGTATTACAATATATCCTGGATGATGAAACAAGAGCATTCTTTACATTAAATAAAGATTTCTTTTATGAAGATATGGATATATTTATAGATAATTCTACAAAGAGTCAACAGTAGTTAGAAACTTTAAAGAATCTAATACAACCTGCTATGTAGAATGGTGCTAGTTTATTGGATGTTGCAGAAATAGTAACATTAGATAATGTAAATATGATTAAACATAAGTTACAAGATATTGAAACTAAACGTGAGAAGCAAACTCAAGCACAAGCGGATCTTGAACAGCAACGTCAACAGCAACTTATACAATTATAGAATGAAGTAAAAGATCGTGAATTAATGTTAAAAGAAGCTGAATTAGATACTTAGAAATATAAGATAGATCAAGATAATTCTACTAAAATTGCTGTAGCTGAGTTATAGGCATATCGTGGTGCAGACAATATGGATACAAATGAAAATGGTACTCTTGACGTAATGGAGATAGGTAAACAGGCATTAGAACAACAAAAGATTAATTCTAGTAATTCTAGTAAGGAATTAGAAATAGCTACAAAACGTAGAGAAATCGATACTAAAAAAGAAATTGAAGATAAGAAGATAGCACTTGAGAAACAGAAGTTAGAAACTTAGAAACAATTACAGCAAATGGCAGACAATGCTGCTATGTAGAGAGAATAGTTAAAATCTACGACAGCTTTAAAAAATAAAGTTGTTGGAGAATAGAAAAGTAAGAAACAATGAAAATAATTAATAACAGTTTTATACCAGTTAAAGGATATAAGGCAATAAACTTGTTTGGTGTATTATTTGTAAGAAATAATTCTAAACTTAGTTCAACGGATATAAATCATGAAGAAATACATACTGAATAGTATAAAGAACTATTGTGGTTGGGTTTCCCGATAATATATTGTATAGAATATTTAATTAGATTAATTATAAACAAATCGTTTCATAAGGCATATCGTAATATTAGTTTTGAATAGGAAGCGTACGATAATCAAAGTAATTTGGATTATATAAAAACACGTAAACATTTTACTTGGATAAAATATTTTAAATTTAAAAAGTAAATAGTATGAAAAAGGCTGGTTGTAAAAAATGTGGTGGTAAAGTAGCCACTAAGAAATGTGGAGGCAAAGTAAAGAAAATGAAATGCGGCGGAAGTGTTAAATCGATGAAGAAAAAATAATCATGACTGATTTGAAAGAATTCAGAGATAGAATGAAATCATTTAAGTCTTATCGGGATGAGAATCCTGGTAAGACTTATCTTGATTGGAAATCTGCTATTAAAGCATATAAAGATATTGATATAGATAATGACCCCACGTATGACTATAAAGGATATTATTTAAATACTCCTTATTAGGCATGGAATATGCTTAATAAAGACTCTGATGCACATTTTACAGATTAGTATAAAACATCTCAACATCCTACTTTTTCAAGTGAATCTATTTATAGTGGTATAAAGAATTAGTATAATCCTGAAGGAATTATAGGTGGTAACTGGGGAGAACATTCTTATAATTTGTCAGACAGTCAAATACAACATAATTGGAATGTGTTAGATACTTTAAATTATTTATCTAATGCTGAAGACGAAGGAATTAATCTAATGTATAACGGAATGTATCCTAAATAGGGAGATACCGTTTTAGGTGGCGTATTACCAACAATAAATGTAACCAGTTATGCAAACGGAGGCAAAGTAAAAAATAATAATGATGATTATGATTCTATATACGCAGGTCAATTACCAGAAGTGCAGGTTAAACCAAAATAATTGTATGCTACTCTAAAAACATTTTATCCACTTACGTCTAAATATACATTGACTGGTCATAGTGAATTATATACTCCATTGGGTTATAAAATTACAAATACCCCTAATTCTAAAGACTATAATTTATTAACCAACAATTGTTCTAATGCTACGCTAAATGCGTTAAATAATTCGAAAATTACAGATACTTCTCCATTTTTATTTACTTCTCCAGGAGATGTAAAAGACGCTATTGCTAACATTAGTGGTACTAAGCAGATAAATAAATCTGGATATACAATTTAGCAAATTCCTATAACAACAAAATAGGCAAAAGAATTGGAATACCAAAGTTATTTAAATAGTATAAAAAGAGGATATAATGATTCTAAACTTATTCCTAAAAAAGAATTTTTTAACAATTAGTTGTACGAATTCAGTAATGATTTTGATGATTCTAATATTAATAAAAGATTATTAGATGTAATAAATAATAAATATTAATCAAATGAATAATTCAGGTATACATATAAAAAAAGCAAATAAAGGTAAATTTACCGCTAAAGCTAAAAGAGCAGGAATGTCTGTATAGACGTATGCTAATAAAGTACTAAAGAAAGGAAGTAAAGCTAGTTCCTCTACAAAAAAACAAGCGTAGTTTGCTAGAAACGCAAAGAAATTTAAACATTAAAAATCTAATTAATTAATTAATTATGGAAGATACAAAAATAACATTAGGTGGATTTGATGCCATATTGGATAATATGATCCCTAACTATAAACAAGAAGAAAAACAACTTAACAATAAAGAAGGTATTGAAGATGATGACGATACTCTTGATGAAATTAGAAAAAAGAATAACGATCCTATCGCTAATAAAGTAAAAACATCAAAAGATCCTGACGATACCGACGGTAAACAGTAGCATAAATCTAAAGAAGATCCTACTGAAAACGACGATGACGAAGACGATGATGAAGATGACGACAATACTAAAAACACAAAAGCATCTAAATCAACTAAGAAAGAAAAACAGAAACCTGACGAAGGTACTATTGCAGATAACGATGACCCAGACGAAACTGAAGAAACTACTATAACTACGCTCTTTGATGTTTTATCTGAAAAACTAGGATTTGAAGATAGTGATAATAAACCTAAAGACGCAGATAGTTTAATTGAATATTTTTCTGAATATATAAAGAGTAATTCACAGCCAAATTATGCTTCTGAAGAAGTGTAGGCGTTAGATGAATTTGTACATAACGGTGGAAATATAAAAGACTATTTTGAAATAGATAATGATCTCGATTTGGAAGATATTGACATGGAAGATGAGAATAATCAGAAGGCTGTTTTAAAAGAGTATTTAAAAGAAAAAGGTATTTCTAACGAAAAAATAAACAAACGTGTAACAAGGTACGAAGATCTAGGTTCATTAGAAGATGAGGCTACAGATGCTTTAGAAGAACTTAAAGAGATTAAAATTAATAAGAAGGAATAGCTATTGGCTGATCAGAAAAAAGCTAGTGAAGAGTACGCAAATAGGCAACGTGAGTATTATACGAACGTTGTTGATGAGATAAAAGGTTTAGACAATATACGTGGTATAAAGGTTCCAGAAAAGGATAAAAACGTTTTACTAAATTATATATTTAAACCTGAAGCAGATGGTAAAACAAAATATTAGAAAGATTATGCCAAAAGCTTGAAAAACTTAATTGAATCTGCTTACTTTACCATGAAAGGTGATACCCTTCTAAACGCTGCAAAGCAAGAGGGAAGTAAATCGGCTACAGACCGTTTTAAAGATAGTCTTAGGAATAATAGCTCGGTAAGCATAAAAAACAAAAATAATCCTCAACGTAACAGTGATGAAAGTATTTGGTCATCAGTTTCTAGAACATTACGTAGTTAGGATTGAAACAAAAATAATTTAAATTATTAATATTTATGGATAATAATATTCTTAATAACCTAACACTTTACAAAGGCAAATGGTTTAGCGATTTGATAGATACCAATAAGATTTCATTGGCATCTTAGCAAAAACCATACGAGGTTGCTACTGTATTGTCTTATGTATTTGGTACAAAAGATAATGGGTATAGCACTTCTTTAGATATGCTTACAGGTGGTCTAGGTAATGTAATGACTATAGACAAACCTAATTTTGAGTGGAGAGTTATGGTTGACGCTGATAGAGCTGTCACAATTCGTCAAGCACAATGGAATGGAGCAAATGTAACTAGTGGTGTAACTGCTGGTTTAGGAAATACTCCTATTCTTTTATGGTTGGAAGATAATTGGTTTGGACCAGGAGCTATCTTAGAATTTGATGATAGACGATATACAGCGCGTGTAGCTAGTGCTCCTTATCAAGATGGTAATCTTTGGGTTTACCAGTGTTTTATTACAAACGGTAATCCTGTATCTTATATTCCTTATGAATACTTACAGGCTGGTTGCCAAGTATCTCGTTTAACTTCTGCATATGAGGAATACTCTGAACAAGCTGATATTCTTAATTATCAGACAGGCTTTGCTATGCGTAACTATCTGTACACAACTCGTTTGAGTTATGATATCACTGGTTCTGCTTTTTCTGAAGTTATGGCAGTTGCTTTAAAAGATCCTAAAAGTGGTAAAACATCTTACTTGTGGTCTACATT